TAGGCATCTACAGGTAGATGAATGACCACAATACTGATACCCTGATGATATCCTAGCAAACCCTTTATTGTTGCCATATCTACACACGCCATCTTCTTGTGACAATGCACTATATATCATTTCATTGTATTTTGAACTCTCCACTAATGTATTATATAATACCCACTCATTAAGTTCAGGATCTCTTTTTATAATTTGAGAATAATGCTTTGGCTTTTCCCGAATTAGTTCAATAATATGTTGTTTATGTTTTTTATTCATTGTATATAGACTTAGTGCTTGTCGTTGGGACACCAACTGCACCAAATTAACCCCAACACCATATATAAATCTTATATGGTATAGGGGTTAAAACGGCACGCCTTTATCTGTTCAATAACCAATATAAAGGGTTCTTGGCCCCGACCTAAAACCAATAGTGCAACATCAGAAAAAAGGTATACAGTATATTGTATACCTTTTGGTGTGATGGTTAGTGTATAATAACACAAAAACCACCCCGAAGGGTAGTTTTAATAAGTTTATTGTTTGTGTTATGCTAAATAATCGGTATAATTAAACAACAGGATCAAATGTAAATGAAACAAGAAATATTACACATAATAAAAAACAACCCACGGTGTTATTCTACCGTAATTAAAAAAACCCCCAAACTCCACGATTGGGTGTTAGAACATACATTAGTAGACGACACCCCCAAATTCAACGAAATGATTTATAGTGCAATCTACCAAAAATCAAACATATGCAAAAAAAACAATACCAAGAAATTCAAGGACATCACAGCAGGATATGGTTTTTGCAATCATAGCAGTAAATGTCAATGTGCCAACGACTCTGTCTCCGCCAAGGTGTCAAAAGCAAAACAGAATTATTCAATCGAAAAAAAGCAGTTAATTAACAAAAAACGCGAAGAAACTACATTAACTAAGTACGGAGTTACAAATAATGCACAAACATCACACGCAATCAAAAAACACAAAGAATTTTATGCTAACGACAATAATATACAGCAAATATTAACAAAAATGCAAACCACATCATTGAAAAGGTATAATGTAGCTAACCCCATGCAAGACCCAGATATAGCAAATAAAGCGAAAATTAAATGGTTAGAATTATACGGCAAAAATTCAGGTGTTTTGTATGATGAAATTACTGCTAAAAAAATAGCTACATCACTGGAAAATTGGCATTGCACACACCCATCGAAAAATCCAAAAGTTATAGAAAAAATTATCAAAACCAACTTGAAAAACCGTGGGGTGTCGTTCCCGTTGCAAGACAAAAGTGTTGCATTAAAAGTAAGCAACACACATCTGAATAAAAAATTTGTTAACAATAAAACGAAATTACGATTTGAAAACTCTACATTCTTGAATAGAGCAGTATGTTATTTTGGCATAAAAAGTCTAGCATCACAAATGCAATTATCTGAACTAGTATTACGAAAGCAATTAAAAAAGTTTAATATTTTTATTCCCAAATCACAATTCGAAATTGAAATGCAGTTATTTGTTAAACAATTAGGAATTTCAAATGTGCAGTATAATACATGGTCTATTTTAAAAACTCATGAAATTGATGTGTATTTTCCCGAATACGATTTAGCTATTGAGTTAAATGGTGCATACTGGCACTCCGAACAACGAAATCGAGGGAAAAAATATCACTTACAGAAAACAATAGGATGCAACAAAAAAGGAATACATTTGTTGCATATTTTAGACACAGAATGGAATAATTCAACAACAAATGCCATTTGGAAAAGTATAATTTCACATAAGTTAAACAAAAGCAATCGTATATATGCAAGAAAATGCAAGTTTAAAGAAGTTCCAATGAATGAAGCTAAAGAATTTTTCGACCAAAATCATTTACAGGGGTTTAGAGGCGGGAATTTAAAATATGGATTATATCATGATGATACATTAGTACAGTGTGTTATACTAGGAAAAAGTAGATATAATAAAAATGCCGAATGGGAATTGATCCGAATGGCTTCCAAACAAAACACTGCGGTAATAGGTGGGTTCAGTAAACTAATAGCACATCTTGACAAATCATTTGTAACATATGCAGATAAAAGATATGCATCTGGAATAGGCTATGTAAATATAGGATGTACTAGGCTGAACGACACACCACCTGGGTATTCTTATGTTATTAACGGGGTCGTAAAATCCAGAATTAATTTCCAAAAACATAAACTCAAGGATAAACTTAAAATATTCAATTCTCAATTAACGGAATACGAAAACATGCTTATTAATGGGTATGACCGTATATGGGATTGCGGACACATGACTTACACATACATACAAAAAACCACCCCGAAGGGTGGTTTTAATAAGGTCATTACTGGTTAACTTACTGGAATGATAAGTTAGCTACGGCAATTTCACCTAGATAGTCTCCTGCATTACCGAATGAGCTTGCAGTATTTGTTAATTCTACATAGCCATATCTGGTAAGGAATGACACAACAGGTTCAAATGTAGATGGATCTAGCACTGTTCCTGAACTCATCAATGGGATATATGGACAGTAGAACGCAGCTGCATCAGCTTCGCTTGACCCCTTATAACCTACCAATACAGCCTGTGAATCAGACGCATATGAATCAACATAAATCTTCATAGCACTATTCAATGTACCTACTAGCTTAGTGTTAGTTGGTGCTTCAAATGTACCTTCTGTAGTACGTGCAAACGCTGATGTAGTAGCTGATTGCAGAATAGTCAATGCAGCAGGACTAACAACAGCCCAGTTACCAGCACCACGGCGTGTGCGTTGTGCAATTAAGTTACCAGTACGATTAACCAATACTGCTAATGCAGCATGTTCATCACCCACGAACGTAGCAGTACCAGAAACGGTAGACTGATCGTATGTGAATTCAGTTCCAGCCAATGAACGTAAAGATAAAAGAATCTCTTGATCAATTTCAGCAGTGATTTCTTGTGCTAAAGCAGCCATAATTTCAGCTTCAACATCAATACCATGCATTGAGTTAGCATCCTGTGCCGCTTCAAAAGTCCAACGTGCTTGTAACTTACGAGTCTTAGCTTCAACTGCTTGTTTCAAGAGTTGAACACTAATGTTACGACCGCCAGTTCCTTCCATATTTGATGTGGAAGCACCTTGATAGCTAGACTGTGTAGCACCATTGCCACTAGAGTATGCAGTAGCAATCTTAAATGGACTCAATGCTTCATCACCAGCAGTGGTATCAGCATTGGCTACGCTTGAATCATTCATTGTTGTACCATAACGCACACGCAATGTATGAATTTGGCTTACTGGTCCTTGCATTGGTTGTACACCAACTAATTCATTTGCAATTACAGTTGGCATAACACGACGGATGACAGGTAAAATTACACGATTAAGTGTAGCAACATTACCTGAAGCCGTAGATCCTACTGTAGCTGATTCAGCCAAGTATGATTTTGTATTTTCTAAAATTACCGCCATAGATGAACGCTTTGTTCCATTCAACCCTTCTAAAAGGGCATCTTTAGTCTCGCTCCAACGGCTTTCTAATAGTTCTTGTGACATTTGTTATATTCTCCTATTTGATGTCTTAAAGTCCTGCTAAACGTTTAATGTCAACGACATTATCCGCCATAGCTACTTCTTTTACTTTATTACCAGTTATTTCTCTTCTACTTTCAGTCAAAGTTCTCTTTTTGTGATTAACTTTAGTCTGTTTGTTTTCAAGAACTACTGGTAAGTACTTCTCAAAAGCGCCTGATAAACGAGATGTTTGTACGCTTTCTAATAAATTCTGCATAATTTCTGCTTTGTCTTCTTTAAGAGGACCAAGCAAATCATCCAGAACCTTAGCACGATGGTTACTTTCGGTAATCATACGCACTTCCTTGTTTTTACTCTCGATTAAGACTTTCGCCTTAGTCATTGTTTTCTTAGCTTCCGCCAGTTTATTATCCTTTGCTTTAACTTCGCTTTGTAATTTACGAACTTCTGCACTCTCATTTAAGTGAGTTGTTAAGAACTCAGTAGAGAATGCTTCATAAATTCTACGACCGAAATCATTTTCACGGGCAGATTTAATATCTTCCTGTAGCTGTGATAATTCACTATGGATTCGTTTAGTAACAACATTTTTAACTTTGGCAGATGATTCTGCTATAAAGTTATTTTTAAGTTTAGTAAGTTTATCCTTCGCCTCAGTGATCAGACGTACTTTAGCCTCAACTAAATCACGCTTATCTTCCGCAAATTCAACAACTTCTTTCGCTAATGACTTAGCAACGAATTGTTCTAACTTCTTAAACCCTTCTGTTTGTATCGATCGGTCTTTTCTCAATTCTTTAATTTCTTCCGCTAACTTAGTAACCATAAATTCATTAAACTTCTGTGAATTTTCAGCCATTTTAGCTTGGAACTTAACACGATCTTTAACCAAAGATTTTTTATCTTCTGCTAATTCTGTGATTTCGTTTTTAAGACCATCTGTTACCATTTTATCCAATGCTTCAACCATTGTTTCTTTGTCATGCTCGTAACGACCTGCGAATTCCTCACGAAGTTCCGCACGAATAGTTTCACGAGTCTCGGTTAGCTTTACTTCCCATTCTTCCTGGATAGCTACACGAGTATCATCATTCACTAAGTCGCTTTCAAGCAGTGGTTTTAATGCATCTAACATAATGTTTTTCCTTTTTACCATTATAACTTGCTTTTAAAAACAAGCATATTAATACATTTATTTATGTACCAATTCCTCACAGATTCTTCATATAACGAATCTGTTTAATTCGTTTACACAATTGCTTGTGTCATATTTTAAGATCCTTAATTAAGGATTTTAACCCTTTTTCTAAGTATCTCTGTGCAGTTAAACTCTCTCTTGCATCAGTTGCCATTTCTAGCATCTTATGTCCACCATTCATATTCAACAACCCTTCATAAATGGCAGTTGGATATGCACCTGGTGCACTCGGCTGTGCCACAACATCCACTGTGACTATTTCAAAATCACTGACATTTCCATTAGATTCATTGACATTGCCACTCCCTCTACTAGAAACACCTAATTTAACACCCGCACCTAACATAGTTTCAACTAACTTACCCATTGGGGTAGGCAAAATCTTTAACTTACCAAAACCATTTGCACCATCCATCCACATTTCTGTGATCATATGACTGACACGGTCAAGGTTTACTTTTAAATCTTCTGGATGATCTAATTCACCCAATACTGAATATCCACCCTGTATCTGTTCATTAATAGTTTTTACAGCACTACCAATTTCATTCACAGGGTAAACACGCTGATTAGCGTTCTGGACATCGCCTTGTATACACATACCTTTCATAAAGAGTGATTTTTTGTCACCTTCACCACGTGATTCAACTACTATACTAGCAGCATCATATGATAAATTTTCCTGTAGGTAAGCCATTATAAATTATCCTTACTTGTTATTCTGTTTAGCGATTGATTTAACGCTATCACCTTTCTTCTTAGAAATACCCTTGGAAACTTTTTGCAATGGTTTAGCCTCAGTGTTTGCAGTAGTTAAAGAACCAACTGATACTTTACCACGACCTTTCTCTTCTGCTGATCCAGCTTTTACTGGTTTAGCACCATTTGTTCTTCCTTTTCCACCTGCATTATTTGCATTGGTTGATTTCTTATTAATAGAACCTTCCTCAGATGTAGTTGGTTTTGGTGCAGGTTTTAATGCTGCGCCTTCAAAAAACCCTGGGTTGGTTGATTCTTCAAATTCTTCTTCGTCATCCAATGATAATTCATCACTAAATTCTTCATCACCGAACTCTTCGCCTTCCTCATCATCTAATGATAATTCATCACTAAATTCTGCATCACTAAATTCTTCTCCACCTTCTTCATCACCCATCAAATCATCGAATTCAGCCATTAGTTCATCAAGTTTATCCTCTAGATCAACAACGCGGTCTTCTAAATCTTCTGAATCTACATCGCCTTCTGGTGCACCCATTTCAATATCAAATTCACCTTCTTCTTCATCTCCGAAATCTTCATCACCCCCGAATGCTATTTCATCAGCTTCACCATCATCACCCCCGAATGTCATTTCATCGTCATCCTCATTGATTTCATCAGCTTCTACTTCTTTTTCAACGTCCTCAACATCTTCGTCATCAATCTTGTCAGCTTGCATTAAATCCTCGTAAATATCACGACTCTTATCTACCACGATCTGGTGAAATAGATCAGCTGCTTTGTTCTCTTCATCATTAATTACATATTCAATTAACTTTTCAAATTTATTCATTTCGTTTTTCCTTTAATTTGTGGTTTAATTCGGACACCACAAATTATTTGGGTGTGCCAGTACTGTTCGTTGTATTTACAATAACTTACAAGATTTGGGTAGATAAAGCATTAAAAATGGTATAAAACATTAATAATTGGCTTATTTTTTAAAATTGAGGGGGTGCTTCGGCTGGAACAGCATATTGCCGTTGTACCTTTTTGAGTTTTTCTTTGAATTCAAAATTTCTTACATCATTCATCTGACGCAATTTATTAATTTGTTTTAGGGTGAGCCTAGTCTTCCGTAAATCATCTTTTGTGACTTTACTTCCATCATCTTCCACATCCTGATAACCAGGAATACCTTCGCCATACATTTCATTTATTAACATAATTGTATTTATTAATTCTACCTATTCTATCAAATCAAGGTTCGTAGTTTATGTAATATAGTGCGAATGTTTGCTTTTGTTAAAAACATATGCTACCGGTATTTCATTTAATCCCAATAACCAAAATGCTACCATTCTATGTCTGCCTTCCATTATCAATTGCGTTGGATCTGCAATATCTACATATACAGGCAATGGCGATGCACCTGTATTGAGTTGATCCATTATCTTTTCGGTTCTTGCCGCATCACTGGGGTATTCATCATATGTACTATACATTTCCTTAATCTGAGTTTCAAAATGTGCAATTGGAACCATATCTACTTCTATGTGCAAGTTATCAACAGTTGTATCCATCCAACTAGCCACATCTTTAAGATCAGCGTATAGATGATCATTGTTACCAACAGTAACAATCTCTTCTATTATAAGTTCACTAACTCTCATATATATTAGGCAGGGGGTGGCACAGGTGCTTCTGGTCCCATATCACCTTCCATTCCATCTGGTCCCATATCATCTGACATCTCACCCATCATATCTAAATCATCAGCCATGCCAATATCGCCTTCCATTCCACCAGGCATCACACCAACACCACGTAAATCAGAACCCTCGGTTGGTACTTCTTCTACTTCCTTATTCTCTTCTGCCCATAGTTCATCATTCTTGGTCATATCTTCTTCTGATAAACCAAGATAGCGTTCAAGTAAAAAACGTTTACTCAAATATGGATATTGTTCTAGTGATGCAAATGTCCCTACCCTAGATGCATCTTGTTCAGTCTGTCTATAACTAGCAAAGTTTTGTGGTTCGCCAAATGATATGTCAAATAAACTAGCATCAATATTAAATCCACGCCAAGCCAAAAACATCTTGAACTCTTTATTAAGCATTTCACCAATAGCATTCTGTAATCTAATACAATACTGGTTGAATCTATACTCTTGTATTAATGCTGTTCCTAATCGCCCATCATTTACTGGTGCAGTATTATCCTCTGGTCCAGATGGCAAATAACTACTTGGTACTCTTAGACCACGTGCTAATTTATTGTTGAAATACAGTAGATCATTAATTGAATTCTTAACAAAAACCCCAGCACTTAGTGCAAATGTGTGATAATCATGATGTAATTCATCTTGGTCAATAGATAATGTGCCGACATCTATAGTGTCATCTAAATAAATTATATCAACAATTCTATGGTTCTTATACTCGGCGAATTCTTTAAATGTCTTGAAATTATCAATACCACATTTATTTAAATGGTTAATAACCTTATGTCTACTTGACAACAAATGATTATTATCTTTTAACTTTGAGATAAAATCATACTGTGACATCTGATTATCATATTGTGATATTAAATCATTCAATATATCATCGGGAACAATGTAAGAATGAATAAGTTTAAATGATTCCCATGTGTGATTCATTTGCTTTAATAACTTGTGCAAGTGCCTAACCGAGAATTTATCAACCTTGGTATTACTATGAACCTTAGTATTCGCAGCAGCATACATCTGCATAAATGTACTATTATTCCCAATAATAGACGTGAAATCACCGGCATGCTCTACTTTATGTGTCACATACAGAGTTGACACAAATTCATACATATCAGAATTAAACTTAATTTTTTGATCTTTAAATACACTATCATAGTACCCATCGGTTTGCCATCTAATAATATTAGCTTCTGATATTTTTGCACTTCGGTTTTTCCATAATTCAGGGTTATCAATCTTTGATTTGGATTGTCCTGCCGAGATTTTATTACCATATTCTTGCCTAAAGGTGTCATCCGTTAGTAGTGCTAAGAATTTTTCGGTTCCTTTATACCAATTAGTTCGGCTGACTTGCTTTCTCTCTTCTTTTTCATTACTAGTCAAATTTTTATAATATTTCTTCACACCCACCGACCGTTTTTTATTAAGTGCATCAATTTCATCACTAGTCAGCGACTCATACCATCGTGATCTACCCTGTGTTTGTCGTTTTATGATGTCATTGTACTGTTCGGGATCATGTTCTTTTAAATAATACATTTTATCCCTTGCCGCGAGAGTACCCAATGCCTGTGCTTCTTTTGAAAATCCTTTATCCTGATGATACAATGTATGATCTGTGAAGTTCATCCATGTTAAATTAGCAGGAGAGTTATTATAACGATTAAAATCCTTATGGTGAATGGTGTTTTTTGAACTTGAAATATAATCTTCATCAAACACCTTTTCAGTAGAATATCCATTCGATCTCATGTATTTCGCTACTAACCTATGTGTATATACCCACTTTTTAGATTCGTTGTCATACACCATTTCATAGTCACGTTTTGCATGCTTAGATATTTCTTTATTCTTTGTATACAACGGAATCAAAGATTGTCCAATTGTTAAATCTTTGGCTTCAACAAACCCAATACCTGGCAGTGGTATCTTATGATCAGGAGTACAAACTATTTCTTCCCCATTATCTAATACAATTTTAAGAACTTTAGCATTTGACCTTGTTTTACCAGCCCATGATATCAATCCCGGCACAATTTTTCCAGTGATAGGATCACAACTATATGCCCACAACTCGTTCCCATCCTTCATTTCAGCTTCTATTTCAGAAATACTAAGATTGCGGTTATCTAATAATTTCACTTTGGTATCCAATGCAAAACAACCAAGATTGTCCCCGCCTGGCAATGTATCTACTTTAGAACCACGTCCTTCCGCTGATTGCGGGAAAAAATAATCTTCTTGCATTGAATTTTTTATGTAAATACCTGATTCTATTGCAAAAGTATGGTATTCATTATCAACATTTAAACACCCAGTGTCCATTGTTTCACGAAGGGGAACAAGTTTGGTCATCTTATTTGTGCTTTTAACCGCATGTTCAAATGAAATCAAACTATCATTAATTGATAAGTCTTTCGCTTCAACAAACCCTTTCCCCAAAACTGGAATTTTATGATCTGGGGTACAAGTTAATGTCTCTCCATTATCTAAATGTAATTTTAATACTTCTGTGTTTTTACGTGTTTCACCAGCCCATTTCACTTCACCTGGTACTACTTTACCCGATACAGGATCTGCACTATATACCCAATTTTCCTTACCATCATTATATTCTGCTATAACTTGCTGTAATGTCAGGGTTCTTCCATCTAACAATGGTATTCTTGTTTCTAAATCAATACATAATGGATTGTATGTAGCATCCAACATATTATCACCCTCGCCTGATTGGGTTGGTATTCTACGTTGGTGGATTTCATTTTTAACTCGTTCAACAAAACTCATTGCCATATGTGATGGCATATTACCTACATCGATGTAAAATACTCTTCGTTCAGGCGCACGTTGAACGCGATATATTAGAATAGCATCTTCCAATAGTTCTTTTTGTTTGTATACTTTGAAAATATTTTCAAGAATACTTGTACCAAAAGGCCAATTCAAGTCTAATCCTTCGGTTAAACTTAAATGAACAATATGTTTAGCATCTACTGTTGTTTCTCTTTGTGCAGCACCGAAGCGTGTTCCTTCACCAGCCACCGGATTTGACACTTGTTGTTGTTGTGGAGAAATACCGCCAGACATTGGTGTAATTCCAAAATCATCTGTGGTTTTTGTTGCCACTGATAAATTTTCAAAATTAGGGTTAATATCTTGTATTATGTATTGATCTGGTTCTTTGCCTTTGCTTTCATTAACAATAACACGCCCAACCTTGGACATGTCTACCCAGAATAATTCAAATGTTTCTGGGTCACGGAGAAATACCTGATCTCCATATTTTAGTGTATTCCTGAATAACTTAAATATACGTTTTTTGAATTGGTTTAATTTACACCATTGTTTTAAATTCTGTTCAATGAGTTTGACTTCATTATCAGTTGGTTTCTCGTGGTAATCAACATCAAATGGTGTGCTATTTTGATCATTGTCTTGTGTACTAAACTCTGAAATAATATCTAAACAAGCACTTATTTCACTATCCATATCCATTGCTTCGTACTGATTATAACGATTAACACGATTTGGATGTCCTGAATAAACTTCTGGTAACCTACTTTGATAGTTCTTAAATCCGAACTTACCACCTTGCGCCCCACTAATAGGACTCATTACACCGGTATTATCTGCTGCTTTAAAATATTTTTTCCATGACATATTGCTTATTTAGTTCCTAATTTTGTGTTACTCGAAGTATCTTGTTGGATATGCTTGTGTTATCCTCAATTGCTTTAACAACAGCAGTTAGCTTATTTACTTGTTTTTCTAGTAGTTCAATATGTTTATTATTTGATGTTCCTGCTTGTACATTTACTGGGATACCTTTCTTGTCAGGGAGTGGGACAACAGCTTCGGTGCCATGCATAGTCACATTATACCCAGATTTTGGTCCAGATAACACCCCACCCTTTACCATTTCAGGTGATGAATGCACTGCATGAGATGACTTTTCTATAACATTTACATCTATAGGTGTAGTACCAGGC